AGTCCAACTTTGTAGTCATTGTCATACAGAATTATTTGTTTTGTATGACAAAGACTACATCCCACCAATAATAAATAAAAATGGAGATGAATAAAAATGAATATATTTGCATTATCAAAATGCCCGATTGAATCAGCACAACAAATGATAAACAAGCATGTAGTTAAGATGCCGACAGAAACCTGTCAAATGCTACATACTAATGCTTTGTTTAAAGAATACACAGATAGATATGGTCAAGAACCAACCTTAGCACAACTAAAACAATATCATGAAGATACAGAATCTATCTTAATGAAACCTGCTATGCTTAACCATCCTAGCACTATATGGGCTAGAAAAAACAATGACAATACTATGTGGTTGTTTGAGCATGGTATGGCTCTTTGTGATGAGTATTCACATAGATACTATAACAAAACACATGGAACACGAAAAAGACTACTACAGACACCAATAGAATATGATGCAGATTCATCATTAGCAACACCCGTTGATATTGCCATGTTCGACAGTTATAGAATATCAAATGAATATGGTGAACATTGTTGGGAATATGTGATTGATTCTTACAGGCACTATTACTTAGAAGGTAAATGGAGATTTGCTCAGTGGACAAAAAGAAAAGAACCTTCTTGGTGGCCTAAGAATCATGCTATCAATAAAGGTAATGAGTTAATCATAGATTACAATGAAAGATTCGGTGCTAATCTAAAACTGTTGGAGGTAAAATAATGGGATGTGAAAAATGTAATGGAACAGGATGGGTAGATAGTTGGAGTATAGGCCACGATGTAATGTTGAAAGAACAATGTTATGATTGCATGGCTCACGAAAGGGATAAGGTTCAACTTGGTATGGAAATATCTAAACTACTATCTACTCTTAGTAGAGAAAGACTCGCAATAAACTTAGCCCAACTACTAGTAGAATTATCGGATAAGCACTACGACTTATCTAAACTCAATGAACTAGTTTCGGCTAAAGATAAAGAAGGAATAATGATGGAAATAAAATATATGATGTGATAAAATGAAAACAAATGTAGAATTTAAAATAGTGCAAGATATAGAGTTACCCCCGTTGGTAATCTCGATGAATGAAAACGATATGCCAAAGGTTGTGTTAAACACTCAACATAAAATATGGTTGTCTTTAAATAGACGATTAATCTTAGGAATCTTTGAAGCATTACCGGAAAAATTAGATATGATTTTAGACGGCTATCTTCGAGAACAAAGAATGTATGAGATTGATGATAATAACATGCAAAGGCAGATTAACGGTAGGGGTGAAGAGTAAATTAGTTATTAATTTATTTTCACTCACTCGAAGCCGGAATAAAATTAGGCTCGCTTTAAATAGTGATTAAAATAAAATAAAAAGGAGAGAAAAATATGTGGAAAGGAATTTTGAAAGTAGCATTTTGGGGAACGGTAGGACTATCAACTGGTTTGGTTGGATTAGCGTTGCTAGCACAAGACGACGACTTAGGTAGTGGTCGTCTAGAATAAAAAAAAATAAAAAAAGGAGATGAAAAATATGGTAAAAGTAAGAATATTGAACGAAACAGGACATACGGAACTTCAACTAGAAGTTCAAGAGGTTATTGAGCAAATTGACACACACCCTACACATTGGGTTTTTGTTGATGGTGAAATGGTTAGCCGTGAATCTATCAATGAAATCAATTGGGATGCAGTAGACAGCGTTGATTTGACCCCTGCTATCGTAGGTGGCTGAATTAGTATCTGCTGATTCTTCTTGATAACAATGGAAGAGGGGAGAAGGGGTTATTACACTCCTTCTCCCCGTTTGTGGTGTGAAGATGGAATACGACGACTTTATTGAGTCCTCTTTCACCATAATAAATGGTTGGGATTATAAAGTTGAATCGTGGATTAAAGATAGATTTGAAATGGTTGTTTCAAGTAGAAGTCAAAAATCTATGATAAAATTTTCAGTAAGTCAATTATTAGACAACATACTATGGGGAGTCCCTTTAGCAGTTAATCGAGGCTTCTATGAATGGAAGATTGAAAATCTCCCTCTTAGATTAGAAGCAATAAAATTCCATAGAGAAAATTGCAGTGGTCAAAGCAATTGTAAAATGTGTAAATTAGAAAAACAATGGAGTGAATTTAATGAAAGAACAAGACCCGAACTATGTTAGTAGCCATAGAGCGTATAAGAAAAGAATTGCTACTAGATGCCGTGTATGCGGAGGGCAACTATTATTGCCCGAAGAAATTAAATTAGAAAGGCACAAGCAATGTGTGCCTAAATCAAATTCAAAAATATATATGATGTGATAACAATGAAAAAAATAGAAATTAGTATAAGAAAGCCGGATGATGGAGTAAATTATTATAATACTTATGTAAAGTCCGACCTGTTACATTACAGTAAAACCAAAACTGTAAATCCTGATAGGTCAGTAAAAGACCCTTTACATGGTGCGTTAAAGACTATGTTCAAGAACATACTAAAACAACCTAGAATGAATAGATGGGGCTATACTAAACAACTGAACTATTTTGGTGCAGGTGATTTTAGTGGAGTATTTTGGATAAAAGAATGTCCAATAGCCCTATCAAGAACTAACAGTAAATTTAGAATAAACGGTAAAGCAGAAAGCATGGAAACCATCGCAAACGCATTTGCTAGAGTTGCATTCAAATCTTGCTTTACTGATGATAACTCTCAACTAATGCAGACATTATTTACTTCTCTAAGTCTTAGTGAAGATATTAAGTATGTATTAGAGAATAGAGTTCCCTATCATTACTTTAGAGATTTTGAAAAGCAGGAAGTTAGACTCAATGTTGCTCAAATAGGCGACAAAGAGTTTGCTATTGAAATCGGTGATGGAGTATGGGGTAATATCTCAATGAAGGACTTACAATCTTTCTGTAATTATTATATTCATGGTAAGAAAAATAGTAAGTTTAGAAGAATGGGACTAAAGAGATTATATGAGGCACTAGTTGGTAAAGAGCCACTAGAATCGGATATTAAAGTTATGAGAGAGTTTCTAGCACAAAACAGAACAGAAGACCTTATCGAGAATAGAGCCAAAGAACTACTAAGAGACATCACTCAACAATATCCTAGTAGAATAGCACTTATTGAAGACGATAATAACGAACCGGAAGTAATGTATATTGCAGGTAATGATTACGATTGGAAACTATCTAATAGCAAATACAAAAGCGACATACAAATGGTGTCTACCTATGTTAGACAGAAGCGAGATATTATCGTTGATGATGAAACTACTAAAGAAGAGTGGTATTGGAGTGGGCCAATATGTATAGATAATATGGCTAGAGGTTCTTCTCTAGGCGACCAATTCGCAACTAGAGCATTTGCTCTACTTAATGATAATATGACAGTAGCAAGAGTTAGCACAATCAAAGGCTATCTAAATTACAAACCAAATAAAAATGAAAGAGTGGATATAAATGAAGTGCATAGAGTGTAATGGAACACATTTTGAAATGGATGAAAGAATGGGCGAATTATCTTGTATAGATTGCGGCTACATAGCAGTAACAGAACTGTTTGAACAAACAACCTTACCTGTCAATAAAGACGGTGAGTTTGTTCATTCTGCTGATAAGTTGCTAGGTTCGAGAACTAATCATAATGAAAAAGCGTGGCTTAGAAATTCTAATCATCATTTAGAGAAAGGACTTAGAATGTGTAATATGTTATTGGCTACATTAATGTCTAATCACCCACTAAAGGATAGAGTAGAAGAGTGCTATATTTCTCTTTACAGAAGTAACGCACTTACTACTTTAGGTGTTGAAGAAAAAGCAACTGCTGTTGTATATTATGTTCTAAGGGAAAACAGAACTCCCGTATCTCTAAAGGAGTTAAGACAGGAGTTTTCTTGTAATACTAGAACTTTAAATCAAGCAATAAAAAGAATCAACAAGCATTTCAATAATGTAAATGCTTATACTAAGATTGACCCATATTATATGTTAAAGACAGTCACAAGTAAGATTACTGATGACTTAACCTTTGCATCTAATTGTCAAGATGTATTAGAGTTGTTTGAGCCTTTAACACAGAATGTAGATTGTGTAAAAGGCACAGTATATTATTCTAGTATTTGTTGGATTGCCAAGAATATTTACTTGCATCCAATAAAACAGAAAGAGATTGCAGAAAAGGCTAATGTGTCTTTATCTTCAATCAAACTAACCACGAAGAAACTGTTGGCTTTGATTGGTTATGAAAAATGCTCTCAAGTGAGAGGTAAACAGATAAATGAATTAAGGAGAAATTAAAATGATAAATGAAGAATGGATTGAATACTATGTGTATTTAGAAGAATTGCGGAAAAGTGGAGTAACCAATATGTTTGGTTCTGCTCCATATTTGAGAGAAGAGTTCGGCTTAGGTCGAAGAGAATCAATAAATATTGTAGCAAACTGGATGGATAACTACGAAGAATTGATAGAAAAGAAAATAATTAGGAGAGAATAAATATGAAAAGAAAAATATTAGTAATTGGAGCAGGTGGAATAGGAAGTTATCTTATTTCATTTTTGAATAATTTAGACTTGTATGAGATACAAGTGAATGACGATGATAAAGTAGAGACAAAGAATTTAACATATCAAAACTTTAGTGAAGATGATGTTGGCCTACACAAAGTCGGTAGCATGAAGGCTAGATTTGATTGTATAAAATTATCTAGTCCCTATCCTATTTTAACACCTAATCAACTCGAAGGATTTGACTTAGTAGTTTGTTGTGTAGATAACTTAGGTACTAGGAAAATGCTTTACAACTCAAATGTAAAGTGGTTAGACCTGCGTTCTCAAGGTAGAAATGCTGCTTATGTTTCTTATCAAGCAGACCCATCAATGTATGATAGTTTGTTAGCAGGTAAGGAAGGTTCGTTTAGTTGTCAAGGAGAGACATGGGATGGTTCTCAAGAAGGAATACATTTCATGCACATTGCTATTGCAGGTATGGGCGCACAATGGATTCAAAGATGGTTTAATGGTGAAAGTGTAAATTCTTTTGCCGTAGTAAATGTATGAGGTGATAAAATGGTAGATATAGAAATAGAAAAATTAGAAGATGCAAGAGAAAGAGCAGAACAACATATAATGGATGTGTGGTATCAAGAAGCACATTTAACTTGTGAGTCTATCGGAGTTGATTGGGATGACCGAGCAAATGTAGATGAATTAGGATATAAAAGTAAAGAGTTCTTCAATGCTATTTGGCATGCTTCCACAGAAATACTACCTGCCTTAGAAGTGCAAGTAGTTATTGATGGTAAGAATGATTGTTATGTTACATCAGGTTCATCCGGTTATGTTGAGTTTGGAATGAAACCTCCTGTTGGTATGACTTTACCGATTAAGTGTTGGATTCATACTCATCCATTCGGTGCGGCCTACTTTAGTGGTGTTGATTGGGGAACAGTAAATGTATGGAAGTCATTAATGCATGAAGCCTATGTATTAGGCGGTGTAGAACACTATGGTTATTGGAATAATTCACAGCCGGACTTATTAATGATAAGATACTTGGATGAAAATGGATTAGAGACTTTTAGAGGTCAAGTGCAGAATAAAGGTGAAGAAGAGTGACTTGGTGTAGAAATATGAATAACGATTATATTAACAACGATAGAAGAAAGCGAAGAATCTTAGTTCCTAAGATGAAACTTAGAGAGCCAATTGTTGAACCAAAGAAATATAATTTCACAGAAGAATACAAGAAATTGATGAAGTCTATGAAAGCACAAGATAAAAAGCAAAAAGCAAAACAAGACGAAGTTAATTACAAGAAATTGTATGAAGAACTTAAGGAAGAACATGAAAATCTAAAACAGCAGTTAGAAAATAACAACCAAACCCTTAGCGGAAATAGCAACATACAGATTTCAGCAGGTAAAGATGTAAATATAACAATAAGTGAAGGAGATAAATTTAGCGACTCAGTAAATATGGAGGAGAGAAAATGAAAGCAGTTGGAAAATGGGTATTAGTAGAAAAAGTAAATGAAAAGAGTGGGGCAATCATATCTAAGGTAGATAACAAAGGCGTAGTCGTAGACTGTCGTTGTGATAAAAACTTGAGAGATAAGATTGTCTACTTCAATGAAAGAAAAGATTATGTTAAGGTGAATGATTTTATTGCAGTTCACTATGACGATATATTGGCGGTGGAATAATGATAATACATGGTAGTGAAGTAAAGCAGAAGTTACTACAAGGAATAGATATAGTAGCGAATACAGTAAAGCCCACACTTGGGCCACAAGCGAGAACAGTAATATTACAAGGTAATCCTCCGGTAGTAATTAACGACGGAGTTACAATTACTAAGTATATTAGTCATGAAGACCCTTATGTTCAAATGGGTATTCAGTTAGTGCAGAATCTAGCAAGTAAAGCACAAGAAGGTAGTGGTGATGGAACTACTACCGCCTGTATTCTTGCTCAAGCATTATGTCATAATATGTTGGAAGCACCGGAGATGAGTGTTCACGAATTTAATACTCTTTTAGAGAGATTGAAGAACGATACGATTGAATGTCTAAATAACGAAGCAGAAGAAGTTGAAGATATAGATATACTTGGTGTAGCAACAATAGCGGCAAACAACGATAACAAACTAGGTATGTTAATTGCTGATGCAATAAACAAAGTTGGCCGTGATGGTATTATTACTGTTGAAGAATCTAAAACTCATAATACTGACATCGTTGTTAGAGAAGGTTTAGAGATTGATGAAGGCTATATGAGTCATCTTATGGCTAATAGTGAAGACGGCAAATGCACATTTAACAATCCACTAATCTTCCTATCTAATTTAGCGATTAGAAACTTTAGTGAGATATTACCTATGATGGAACATGCGGCAAATAATAAACAACCTCTAGTTATATTCTGTAAAGGAATGGATGGTAATGCTATGAACAATGTAGTTATGAATCTATTACAGAAGACAATAGAAATTGCAGTAGTTACCGCACCTAACTTCGGTGATGCTCAATTAGATGAGTTGGCTGATATTGCAGGTGTTGTTGGTGGAACTCTTTACACAGATGAAAGTAAAGACGACCCTAAAGAATTACATGCACATACATTTGGAACTTGCGATAGCATTACTATTACTAAGGATAAAACAATTTTTGTTGGGGGTAACAGACCATCAACAGAAAATAGAATAGCGATATTGAAAGGAACTTATGAAGATAGTCAAGATGAATACGACAAACTTAGACTCAAGAAAAGAATAGCAAGACTTAGTGGTGGCGTTGCTACCATTAGAGTTGGTGCTTCTTCATCTATTGAAATGAGAGAAAAGAAAGAAAGATTAGACGATGCTCTTAATGCTACAAAAGCCGCATTGGAGGAAGGTATCATTGTTGGCGGTGGATTAACTCTAGCAAAGGTAGCCAAAAAGGTGTCCCTTCTAGGTAATAAAAAATGGAACAGAAAGGAATGGTTTCTTAATGCCATGCAAGAACCAATTAGGGTATTACAAAGAAATAGCGGTATAAGCACGCCAAGCGTTTCTTTTGGTAAAAAGAACATAGGTTTTAATGCTCTAACAGGTAAAACTCAAGACTTGAAAGCGGCAGGTATTTTCGACCCTGTTAAAGTTACTAAAAATAGTTTCTTAGCGGCCATGTCTATCGCACAACTTTTCTATTCTACTGATGTGGCAGTTTTGTTACCGGAGGAATAGAATTGAAATGTCCGACTTGTTGGAGAAGAATGCAAGGATATTATGCTAGAAGATTTGGTAAGTGTAAATATTGTTTGGAGAGTGGAAAGAGATGAAGAAAAGGGCAGTAACAGTAACATTACCTGCGCCACATAAAGCACAGATTAAATGCCCTATTTGTAAAGGCAACAAATGTGTTGTTTGTAAAATGACAGGTAACTTAGCGATAGATGTTGCACCAAAGATACCAATACAAAGAGCGCATATTATCAAATATGTTATGGAGAATATGCAAGATGTTTCTCAAGAAATAACTAGAATGTATGGCCTAGTGCCGGAGATAGGAACTAAAGAAGTAGTTGTTGTCAATGAGGGTCAGTATGAGATAGTGCAAATATCATCTTTAGGTGGTGCTTGTTGGGTAGTAAATAGATTAGATGAATTAGAAACTCCACGATACTTCACCGCTTTGAAAGACTTAAAGAAATTCAAAGAGGGGTGGATGAGTTGAGTGATTTAGAAACGAAGGGAACAATAGCCCGTAACGCAACTGATGAGATATTAGTCAAGCGTGGAAACTATTGGAACATTGAAGTCTTTGATGTTCGTTGGTATAGTAATGATAAACCAACAAGAAAAGGTATTCGTATGAATATTGAAGAGGCTAAACTTTTATTAAAAATATTGGAGAGAGAATTAGAATGACGAAAATAATTAGTGATGTGCAGATAAAAAAATTAATGAGGGTATGTAATACAAAAAGAGAATGGTCGGAAGGTTGTGTAAAACAACTTAGACAAAACTCTTGGCAGTTGATTTATTTCTTATTAAGTGAAGTTGAAATAAACATGGAAGGGAACAAAAGAGTTAGCCCACAGGATATAGCAAACGCCTACAATTTTATTGCTAATGCTATAATGTTAGGTAAGCAACCTGTATTAAGACATTTCATAGGAGAGGAAGAATGATGTTCAAGTATGTTAGAATTTGGCAGAATGATAAAAAGTTAGAAGAATGGGGTAAAAAAATTAGAAAGGAAATCAAGAACGAAAGATTGTTAGAAACCTTTGAAGTAGATTTTAGTCAAATTAAAAGGACTAATGAATTTACAAGAGCATCGTTTGTTATGTATTGGGAAATACAAACTAATAGCCAACTGGCTACACTTGCACCACCTCTAGTTCAAGCCACTTTAGTATCTATGACTAATAGATTAGTAGAGATGGAAAAAATGGATGAAGCGCAGGTAGTTAATGCTATGATGATTAACTTTACTAGAGTATTAGGAATAATCAATAGTGGTGCTAACGATGAAGAAGAGTGAATGGATTTACTTAGCAAACGCTATGTGGACATACTCGGATAAACATGAAGGCGAAATATCCCGCCTTCTCAAAGAATTGGTTATTACAGTTAATAAAAATATGGAGATGATTATAGATGATAGATTGGAAAATGATGAGCCGATTGTTAGAATCCACGAAGGGAAAGACACCAACGAAACAAGTAAAATTAGTATCAACAGAACTAGATAAGTTTGATACACACAAGAGCGCAGTAATACAATTACTTGCTAGAGAATACCCTAACAATAACATTGGTTTGGCTAAGGCTAAGTCTTGGCTTGCTAAGATGTTTGATTGTTTTGATGATGAAATAGAAAGCCTATTCGCTATTGATGATGAATTGGGAGAGGCTATCTATATGTTAGATACAAGCGCAGAAACGCAAAGAAACATAAGCATAACTTCTGTCTTAAGAGTTTTAGAAACTAACTGTGGTGCTGTAGATGATTCGTCTTATCTCTTAGTTAAAGATGTATTATCAAATATGTCAGCATTAGAAAGAAAGTGGTTTGTTAGATATTGGATTCGTTCACCTACTAATGGAATAGATGAAGGAGTTGTAAAGAAAGTATTAGCAAAACACTACGATAAGAAACTGAGTGAAGTTAAGAAACATGCTAACTTTAATACCTTGTATAATATTACTATGTATTATGAAATGAAAGAAGACCCGCCATGTAATTTATCACATGGTTCTTTTGTAAAGCCAATGCTAGCGAAAGAAGTTCCTATGAATAAATGGCCGGAGAATAAAATTGTAGATTACAAGTATGATGGTAATAGATACCAAATACACAAGCAAGGAGATAATGTAATTATCTTTAATCGTAAGGGTTCTATTGTTACACCACAGTTTGAAGATGTTGTAGAACGAGTTAGACAGTATGAGATAGACTGTATATTAGATGGAGAAATATATCCAATTAAAGAAGATGGTTCACCTGCTGAACACAAACTAATGGGAACAAGAGTTCATTCTAAAGACCATGCAGAAGCAAGAGAGAAAGTGAAAGTTAAGTGGGTTATATTTGATTGTCTCAAAATAGGAATTGAAACTATTATGGATTTACCTTACTCTACAAGAGTAGTTAGAATGTCTAAATTACCCGACCAAGCACACAGAATGGAAATTGGTGGTGATGTTATAGCATTCTATAATAGAGCCATTAACGATGGTTTTGAAGGCATTATTATCAAAGATACTACTTTGCCCTATGAAGCAGGTAAAAGAAGCGCAGGATGGGCTAAATACAAGCCTCCTCGCATTGAATTAGATGTGGCTATTACTACTGCTAAATATGGCGAAGGTAGCAGGTCAAATGTATTCGGCACTTTCGGTATTTCTGTAAAAAGCGATAGTGGTTTCAAATCAGTTGGTTCTATCGGAACAGGCTTTAGCGATGCTGATTTAGTTTGGCTAACTAATGAACTTAGAAAGAATGTGGAGACTTACAATAATGGCACATACAATTTATTACCAAGAGTCGTTTTAGAAGTTTCAGCAGACCTAGTTACTCAAGATGCAAAAGGCAACTATGGACTAAGGTTCCCACGATGCAAAAGAATACGACATGATAAGTTTGTTGCGGATATAAATACAATAGAAGATGTGGAGAGGCTAGTATGAATAGACCTAAAGAAGTAAAGAGGTTAGTTGATAAATATGGAATAGCATCCATATTCACATTTGCCACATATTCCGATATTGGTGAAGAAGAGTTGTTTATTTTAACTAAAGGACTATTTGTGGCTCTAAGAGTAAACTCGGATGTAGAACTAGTGAAAGACTTTGAAAAGAACATGGTTGTTATAGAAAGTGAAGAATCGGAAGATGTTGCTAGAATATTTAATAGAGAAGAAAATATTAACTTGAATATAATATTAGGCGGCTCTTTCAAGAAACATGAATCTTTTATTAGATATTTATTACACGAAGGATTAGAATACATGAAAGTAGATAGTGAGTATGTTGGATTTTGTGAGGTAGAATCCGATGTTTAGTAGAGATAACTTGACAGGAATATTCTTATCTATCGCTAATACAGAAATAATAGTAGAAAGAAATAACTCTTTACAGATAGGATATAGAGTTAAACTAAAAATAAGCGTTAGAGGAACAGAAGAGTTCCTAAATGCCTTACAAAGAAGCCTACTTCAACATGAAATAAATAGTAGTTTATTTCTTGAAGAGAGCAAAAAAAGACCTAGACCTATATTGAAAATAGGTGGCATCAAGAACATAGTGTATATTTTACAAAACTTCTGTAAAGCACTACCCGATGCAAAAGGAGAAATGGATTCCTTTAGGAAAGCAACTAGAATAGTTGCAGAAGGCAGACATTTACAACTAGAAGGATTAGAAGAATTATTTAAATTAAAGGAGTTGATGTAGTGGGATTAACCACAATGAATAAAAATAGACCAATAATAATTACAGGAAAGACAGGAACAGGAAAGACGACTAAAGCAAAAGAGATGCTTCCAGATGCTACGGTGCTATTTGCGAATGAAATTGAAATAGACGCAAATTCACTTAATGTTGAAAATGGTCTTATTATAGAAGATATACATTATAATGCACAGAAAGATGCTATATTGAATATAATTAGACGGTATAGAGGGGAGTTGGTTATGACTTCCCTCAATGAAAAGAACATTCCAAAAGAAATCAAGGCTTTGTGTAAAATAAAAAGAGCAGGTTCAACCAAGCATCTGTATGATTCAATACAACAAATTGCACCAAGAAGTGAAGAACCTTTTTCATTACAAAAAGATACCTTTAGTCTTGTAAGTTATTTCTTGAAGGAGACTGATAGAGATTTAGTTTGTAAAGTGTTGAAGGTGAACAAACCTTCCGATACTCAACTAATGAATTGGTTATGTGTAAACTCAAACCCTAATAAGTTATTATTTATTGATGGTAGAGTTAGAAGAAGGTGGTCACAGGACTACTTCTATGAAATGCTTGCTTATGTGTATGATGGTAGATTCTATGGAAGAATGAATATGCCAATTAGAAAGCAGTATTCTAAAGTTCCTTCGTTGTTAAGAAGACTAGGAATAAAGAATGCTGATAAGAGAATTTTCAAACAATTAACTAAGGATGAAAAGTTTGTGAAATTTGCCAAAAGCAAACTAAATAATAGTGAGTGTCGCCTTTTGGGTTTGGGAGAGAAGAGGGTTCGTAAAGCGAAACTCGTTTCTAAAGTTAAGCAAACAACATTAGGTGATTTTTAGTGAAGATTCGTGCAGGTAAAAAAAGAGCAATCCACAAACTGATAAGAATAGTAGCAGACGACGAACTAACTACTAAACAAATTTATGATAGGATGTTACAACAATCCTCCCAAAGAACTGATTTAACCTTTAGGCAATTAACTAACATACTGAGTAGTTATTTTGAAGAAGTTGGTTATGATAAAGAAACAAGTTGTATAATATGGAAAAATAAAAATGGAGATGAAAATAATGTCAAACAAACGATGGATAAAAAAGAAAATAGAAAAAGTAATGGAAATAGAACCGAACTTGTCGAATAAAGAAATATTTGACATAGTGTATGGTTATGCCAATTTAGGAGATTTGTCCTTTAAGCGTGTTAAATATGAATTGACTAATACACAATTCGGTATGTTGCTTAGAACATGGAGGAGACAGAATGAGCAAAAATAAATTAGTAAAAAATAGAATAACAAAAATGTTAAGCGAAAAAGAAATGACAACCGGAGAAATCAAAGATAGATTGTATAGTGCAAAAACAAACAAGGGTCTTCCTGCTAAGAGAGGAATGCCTACAACTAATCAACTACAAATGATACTTAGTAAGCACTATCATAAGGCAGGTTTTTGTTATCAAGTTAAACAAACAATATGGAGGAATAGAGATGGTAAGTTTCAGTAATAGAAAATCACCCGACCAAGAGAGGCGTGATGCAATAACGCAAAGAGATAGGTATTATTATGAAAATAAATCCTTAGAAAAAGAGGTTGCTAAACTAAAGAAGGAAATAGACCTACTAAAAAATGCTAACCAAGAGGTAGCCTATTGGAAAGATTTAGCAGAATGGCTACAAGAATATATAGATATAATGGAGAAATAAATATGTTATGGACAGAAAAATACAGACCAAGTAAATTAAGCGATATTGCAGGACAAGAGCATTTTGTATTAGATGCAGAACAATGGGTATTAGAAAATAATATGCCTAATGTTCTTGCTTATGGAATGCAAGGAACAGGTAAAACAGGTGCGGCTATCGCACTTGCTAAGTCTATGCTAGGTGATACTTTCAAAGATAACTTCTTTGAAGTAAATGCTAGTGATGATAGAAGGCTAGAAACTGTTAGGACTACAATAAAGCAAGTAGCACAAAGCGGAACATTAGGTGATGCACCATTTAGAATAATGCTATTAGATGAAATGGATGGTATGACTAGTGATGCTCAAAATGCCTTGAAGAGAATCATGGAAAGATATGCTAACAATATTAGATTCATCATTACTTGTAATGATAAGTCAAGAATTATCTTTCCACTTCAAAGTAGATGCGCTAATTACAGATTCAACCCACTAAAGAATGAGATTGTTCTTGAGGTTATCAAAAATATTCTCGATAAAGAACAGGTCGAAGGCTTCGCAGATGAGGATTTGGCTCGCTTTATATATGATTTAGATGGTGATTTAAGAAGGGCAATAACCGAGATTCAAGCGGCTAAAGCCTCAAATTTCACGCTAAGAAAACAGGTGCAGGATTCATTAAAAGAGTTCGATGAAATACTAAATTTAATACTTAATAAAAAACCAAATGAAACATTGGATAAATTACATGACATTTTGTATGGAGGAAGAAGCGTGAAAGAAATATGTCTAGCGTTACACAATTCTGTCTTAGCGGCAGAAGGATTAGAGTCCAAAGAGAAGTTTAAACTTCTTAGGATAATAGGGGAAACAGAATATCGTTCTACTACCATGACCCCTAAAGTGATAATATCATGGATGGTAGGACAAATATAAACAGGAGGAAAAAAATATGGATATAAACGATGATAAAATAAGAAAAGAAATAGAAAATGGTGCGAAGCATATGGATGTTTCAGTCGAGGAATTGACTGACAAATATGTTTCAATATGCAAGGAAAACAATTTGGATGCTAACAATCCAGTTGCTCTTGCTATGCTTAGGAACTATGTGCGTGGTAACATGAGAATGAAGAAGAACAATAATAGCGGCTCTAATAGTTTAGTTAAGAGTGCTTTTGGCTTTTTTATCTCATTGGATGCACCTAGAGACATGATGGCATGGAACAGAAATAGAGCAAAAGAAGAATACATCCGTGATAATGATAAAGCGTTAGAAGATGGCCTTGTTGCTGTTGCCACAGAAAATGATGATGGAACCTTCACTATTGCTAGAAACTACAAAGGTGACTTTCAAGAAGCAGTAGTTAAGACTCTAAACGAAGGAGCAGAAGTATTAGATAACGGCAGTATCATTATTCCGTTAGATAGTTTGGCGAATTACCCAAGTGGTGCAGAAAACAGAAGATACGGCAAGCCTCTTCCGGTAAACGAATTTAGAAGAAGCGGTGTTTTCTTTGGTAGTGTAGAAGGTGGAGAAATGCAATCTTATTATTTCTCTTACAAGAATCAAGGCGGAGTAGAATTTAGCCCGAACACTTTTGATTGGGTTCATTTCAAAGCAATCCTTAGTGATGATGGAACTAACTTATATGGTATGACTATGGCAACTAAAGAGAGTTTAGTTAGAAATGAAGACATGAATCCCGAAGATGATTCTTTTAGAAACATGGAAGGATTTGACTTTGAGAAACTACTAATGGAGTCTTACAAGAACAACATTAGTGACTTGATTGATATTGATAGAGCGCATGTAAACCAACAGGCATTAGCAACTAAAGATAGATTTGTTGTGACTATGGGAACTGTATGTAATATGAATATGACACCAACGGCTAATGGTAACAGAATTCTAAATATAACAGATTTGGATGCTGACTTCGATTATGATAGTGAGTCTAACATGACTACTTGTTGGATTCCCGAACATATCAACATAGACTTTGGTATCGGTTCGGAGGTTATTGTTATTGGTAGAACTTCACAAAGAATAGTAGAAGGAGAAGCCGAACCTGTTACTATCAATACTAGTGGTCTTTTGGCAACTAGTGTTGTTGGTTCACCAGTAGAAGTCGAAGAACAAGTTGAGGAAGACTTTGATTGGTTTTGATTGATTCCAAAGGGGTTTTGTTGTTTCCCCTTCATTAACAAGTGTAAGTGTGAACTTGTGGAAAAAGATTGACGCTCGACTAGGTGCGAAGCCTATTCATGAGGATTAAAAATGATAAGAAAAGGATTAATAGAAAATAGATTCTTGTTAAAGAACGGTAGTTTCATCATTGATTTAGATGAAGTAGAGTTCTTAACATGGAATAAAAATATGAATTATGCTGATAGTTATTGGGTTAAATTGCATGTTGGTGGAAAAGACACAAGATATGTTTGCGACACTAGAAACGAACTATGCGATATAATCAATGCTTGGGGCAAAATAAAAGGAAAAGAAATAAAAATAGATAGAGAAGAAGTAGGTGAGTTAGATGAGTTTTAAGAAAGAGAAATTGAATTTTAAACAGATGATGTTAGATAAGAGAAAGAACAGAAAGGCTAGAATGGTATTAGGTATTTGGGGAGAACCTAAGACGGGTAAGACCGGATTAGCGTTAGATTTTCCCGATAGAAAGATATTCGTTCTTGATTGGGATAGAGGAGTAGAATCCACATGGTATCAGCATCATGACGCTACAGATAGAATAGAAGTATTCTGTCCTATTGTCATGACTAAAGACAATATCGTTGATATTAATGAAAGTGAAGACCGTTCACTACAATTTATAGACCATGCTAGAGAATCAATCAAGAATGGTGAAAAGCCTATCTTTGTTATTGACGGTGTAGATACTTGGTTATCTTCATGTATGTTGAAGGTAAATCCTAATCCTAGAGTTGTGACTAAGATTATGCCGTTTCAGTATGGTAACAGAAACAAAGCATTCTACTACTTGTTAGATACTATCTATAACTTAGAGTGTGATGTAATCTTCATTACGCATGAGACTGAAAAATACATGGACAATGTTCCTGTTGGAGTTCAGCCAATGTGGAAGGATTGGGGAGGTAAACTAGAACAAGAGATTTACTGTTCTAAGAAAATGATTAAAGGAGAATTACACTTCTTTGCTGAATTATTAGGTAGTAGAACAAATGGTAAACTTGTTGGTTCTAAGTGGACAGTAAGGCAAGGAACACCACCTAACATTACATGGAATGGTTTGAAAGAATTAAAGGAGGGAACAATATGAAATTTACAGTAGATGCAAAAGAGTTTGTTAAGTCTTTAACAGACATACAATTGAAAGGAAAATATGTGAAAGGTGCGAGTGTTACTAATGGTAGTTTGGTGGAGTATTTCTATGCTAAACTATTCAATAATACATTGAGTTTGTGGAATGCTGATTCTATCAATTCATTAATTGTTAAAGTTAATTTAACAGTTGATGGTGAAGAAGATGGTGTTTTTGTTGCAGAAACAGAAACGCTACTAAAATATCTAAAGAAGTTTAGTGGTGATGTAGAAATAAACAGTAATGATATTATTACTATGACAAATGGTAGTAGTAAAGTTACACAGCCTATTGTTGTTAATCATCCAAACATGGATGCTATTAATCGCATGGGTCAGTATGTGCTAGACACACGATTTGAAGAAAACTTAGAAACCCTATTCGAGTTTAACAAATCAAAGTTTGAAGGTGCGTTTCAGTTAGACTCTAATACATTTAGTGAGACTATGAAACTTTGTGAGTTAATCGGTAGCGGTGTTTATCACCTTAACTATGAACATGATAAAAATAAATTATCTATGTCTAGTGCTACTAATAACACAAACAAGTTTGAAACTTCTATTGAGTTAGAAGGTAACATCGGAGAATCAGCAACGCTAGATTTCTCTAGTCCACTTCATGTATTGTTTGATAATGAAATATTAAACTTCTATGTTAAAGATGATTTCCCGATGTTGATTATGTCGGAAAACAAATTGATAATTAAAGCACCACACCTAAGAAACGATTGAGGAATATAAATGATAATTAGTAATAAAAATGGAAATGTAATATATAAATCTTGGAGAGAAAACGGAGTTAAGAAAAGCGAAGAAGTGTCGTTTAGACCATACTTCTATGTTTCAGTTGATGAACCTAACATACCGCACTATCCTGTTAGTAAATATGCTAGAGGTGAGTTTGAGTATGAAGAGGGAGATTGGACTAGTTTAGATGGGACAAAACTAAAGCGTGTATATGTGCAGAAGTCTTTTGATATTCATAAGGCTAGACAGCACTTTAGTAAAACATACGAGGCTGATGTGCCATATACATTTAGATACGCTGTTGATGAAGTTGATGAAATGCCCGAATATAATATGCGTAAATGGTATTGGGATATGGAGTGGCAACAAGGTGGAGAACACGATGGTTGCATTACTACTATTGTAGTGTATGATAATTATGATAAACACTATAATCAATGGGCTTGGTTTCCTAATGACGATACAGTTGATACTGTATTTGATACTGGCGTAAGATTTGTTTTCAATAATGAAACAAGCATGATTGAACATTTTATTAGAACAATGGTTGATAAAGACCCCGATATGTTAATCGCATGGTTTGGCTTAAAGTTCGATTTACCTAAGTTATTAGATAGAGCGTGTGCTTTAGGTTTGAATCCTTTAGTTATGTCTCCCTATGAAAAGATAGACGGAGTTAAACAACTTAAGGATAGTTGTAGTTTCAAAAGACAAGATGGTTATTCACCTATTGAGCAACCTATTGGTGGTAGATTAACTCTTAACCTAGATTTAGCATTTGAAAGACAATGGAATGATTCACAACGAGGAACATTACCTTCGCTAAGTCTCGATTATGTTTCTAAGATATTATTTAATGAAGGTAAAGAAATGAATACTAAGTTTGATGACCCTAATGAATTCTATCGTAGAGCATGGCTCGAAGATACAAAAGCATACTTACATTATGCTCTAGTAGATGTAGAACTATTAGTTAAGATAGACGAAACTAACTTTTGTAGTGAAGCGATACTATCTTTACAACGGCTACTGAAAGCACCATTCAAGGCTTGTTTCTATGCTTCACACATGGGTTCTATTTACTTTATGAGGAATGCTTGGTGGAAAGCACCAACAGGTATCAAGAGTGCTGATAGAAAAGAGTATGAAGGGGCTATGATTTATGACCCGCTTAGTGAAGATACTAACGGCCTACATCTTAATGTAGCGGCATTTGATTTTGCCGGTCTATATCCATCAATGATGGTTGCTAGAAATATATCTTGGGAAACTAAAAGCGAAGAACCAACGGCATTCGCAGTTAATATCTTAACTCCAAGAGATTTCAGCGAACCGAAAGGCGATAGAATGTTTTACTTTAAGACTGATAAGTTAGGGTTGTTACCTAAAGCAGTTCTTGAGTTAAAAGAGTTAAGAAACGACTACAAGAAAAGAATGAAGAATGCTAGTAATCAAACTGATTATGTTAAGTGGCACAATAACCAAATGGCGGTCAAGAGATTGATGGCTTCATTTTACGGTGTATTGGCGTTTCAAGGCTTTGGTTGGGCTGATGTAGACCTAGCAGCCTCCATCACAGCAAGTGCGAGGGAGGCCATTAGATTAGCCGCATTCAAGGCGAAGGAGTTGGAAGTTTGAATAGAATAAAATGTATGAAACCATTGGCACATAATCCTCAATTTGAGGGTAAGTTTCATTGTAAAAGATGTGCAGAAAAAATAAAAATGAGGAATAAAAATGAGTATAACAGCAGTATGTAGAGCGTGTGGAGACACTTTTAGAAAGTTCTCTATGAAATCAAGAGAACAGATTTGTGAATCTTGTAGAGGAACTAAAGGAAAAAACCGATATAGGGTTATGACTAATAAAACTATGAATGCTATAGGAACTATAGAAACTTTAGATAAGAAAGTTGCAGAACTTTCAACATCAATTGATGTATTACATAGCACCATTGTAGTTGAAGTTCAGCATCAAATAACTAAAGGTCTTGAGCCAATTATAGAGAAACTAATAGAAGAAAAGAATAAAGAATTAAAAGAAATTATTATTTCTTCTATGACTAAAGCACAGAAAGCCCAAGAAGAAGTTAAACAATTGACTAAACTAATAAAGGGCTATAAGGGTTCTAACACAAGAATGAAAAACAAAATAAAAGAATTTGAGGAGAAATTAAAATGAAATATACAAAATATGTAACAGCAAAAATAGAATATGATGATGATGAAACTTGGGAGGAAACTGAAAAAGACATCAATGATATAATAGAAATGCTCACTAACTTAAAGCGTAGAGCAACTATTATTGAAATAAAACAAGGGGCGAATAATTATGGTGAATGACGACATTTTCAAATGTGATTCTCACACTACTAAGGGAGAGCCTTGTAGAAGTTTAACTCATATAATGATACCAAGCAAAAACGGAGAGCCACCTAGTAAAATTAGATGTAATTTTTGTCACATGCATTGTCCCCACCATGAGCAATTCCAAGAAATGAAAGAAACTTTAATTTCATTAGTTTCTATTCTTTTCGGAATCAAGGGTAGTAGAAGTATATTCAATAGTATTTGGATGCTTTCTCCTGCCACAGAATACTCTCATGTAGACTACAGTAGTTTTATGGAATCATGTGATGATTTAATAGAACACTTAAAGGAAATAAAAGAAGAGGTAGATAGTCATGTCAATGATGGACAAGACTAACGAACTGCTAGAAGACTTACTTGCTATGATAGCGAGAAGCAATAAGATATTGATGATGGTAAATATCGTAAACATCATAACCATCATAACCATAGTAACGGTGATAATATGAATAATGAAGAAATGAAAAAGAAAATAGAAGAATTAGAAATGAAGATTAAAGGATTAGAGAATGACTTGGATTATTTGGAAGAGCAACTAAAAGACGCTGATAAAATAACAAAGGCAATCTTAGAGATTGAAGAATATTTAGATAAGCAACAAAAAGGCTTTGAAAGTCACTTCTTTCCTACGCTAAGATATTCTTTAAAGAAGTGATAACATGAAAGTAGTTTACGGACACACAGATTCAATCTATGTGCAAATAGATACTGTAGCGAAAGCACAGATGATTTGTGCAGACATACAGGATAGTGTAAGAAAGCATTTTCCTAATGTCATGGGATTGAAACAACATCCCGTTGTATTAGAGTTTGAGAAATACTATTCAGCATTAGGTGTTGGCACAACTAAGAATAGAAATGCAGGTATGATTACATGGAAAGACGGTGAGTGGTTAAACGAGCCGGAATTTGTAATGACAGGTTTTACTGCTAAGAGAGTTAGTGAAACCAAACTTGCTAAGGGAGTTCAAACAGATGTATTGACTATGTGGGTGAATGAAAAGTCTATGACTGAAATCAATAAATATCTACATGACAAATACAATAGTGTGTTAAATGGTGATATTCCTATCGAGAATATTATCAAGAGAAGCAGACTTCGAGAAGATAGGTTTACTGTAAGATGTAATGGCTGTAGAAAGAAACACAAGTTACATGAATGTCTTGCTATAAAGTGGTGTTTAAAGTGCGGAGAAGACACTTCTAAGTTTACTACATTAGAAGGCAGAAGACCCTCGATAGGTTCGGGTATCGCAGGAGTTGTTCATGCCAAACAAAATGGCATTAACTTCGATGATTCCTACCTGTATCTAAAAGTAAGGTCTAACGAAACATATACTAACCCACTTACAAAGGAAGTAAAAACAGTAGATTATGTTGCAGGTTCTCGCTATGTTGATTTTGATAAGTATAAACCCGATTATCAACATTATGCAGACCAAGTAGTAAAGAAAGCAGAACCGATTTATAAGGCTATGAATTGGGATTTGTCTAACATTAAAACGGGTAAAATACAAACTAAATTGGAGGAATGGTTTTGAATAATGATGAAAAATATGATGTAATACTAAAAAGCATGAGTGAATATACTTATGATTGGAAGCCGGAAAATTATGATGACCCGACTGAACCTATATTGAAGATTAGTAAATCTTCTTTAGGTTCTTTTGATTGGTGTCCTAAGAAATATAACTTTAGTTATATTCAAAGATTACCGCAAGACCAAACAGAAGCAATGCGTAAAGGAACAATCTTGCATATTCATAGAGAAAACTTCTTTGATGATTTTGACATCAAGAAAGCAGAACATATGTCAGCAGACGAGTTACATGATTATTGTGCAAGTTTGACACCCATTGATGAATACTTTGACATATCTATGACTGTTGCGGCATTTGAAGCAGAACGCTTTTTAGATGCTAAGGCAGAAGATAAGGTAGATGAGTTTTTGCCTGTTTGTAATGAAGGATTATTTGATGCTGAAATCACAATACCTGCTGATACTAACCCCAAGTTTCCATTGACTAGAGACTACAAGATACATATTCAAGGCATTATAGATAGAATTTTCATGGAGAATGGCGGGTATGTTCCTTTTGAATATAAGACAGGAGCATGGAAAGATTACAAGGCAACAATGATGAGAAAAGAAATGGCTTTCTATCAAATGCTTATAGAGAATGCAGAAGATGAAGTGTTAATTAAGAATGGCTTACAACCCAATGTTCCTGTAACACATTGGGGTTGGTATTATCCTGTCTCCAATTATGTATTTGCAGAAGAAGCAAAGGCTAGAACGATGAAGTCAGTATTGAAGAATATTGCTAAGTTGATTCACGCCTACGAACAGAAGTCATTTCCAACTAAGTTTTTCTTTAAGACCTGTTCTCATTGTAGTTACTTTAGTTTGTGTGATGCGGCTGAAGAGGATTCGTGGGTGTGATATTATGATTGATGAAATACTAGATGTTATCTACCAACACTATGCTAAAAGAGAAGGCGAAAGTGAATTACTATACGAGTTTGTTCAAGGAGTTAGGTATAAAATTATAGAGTTAAGTCGTCTTTTAGGAGATTCATGGGAGGGGGCTTTGAAATGAATTATAGATTTAATAATGGAGATATAGAGGTAAAGTTTGCTAGGTCGCCTAATGGTCAAAGATACGCTAGAATAAATTTGAATGCTAAAGATGTAACTAAGACCACTCCCTTATTCAATGAAGTTAGTGATTGGGTTAAAACTCAAAGAATAGAAGGTGAGGAATGCGAGCATACTATTATGCTTAACAAAAACTACGCTCCTTACATTATAGTTTTTAAGAAGGTGAAGATATGAAAACAGTAGATTATATTTCTGAAATAATAAAACGAAAAGTATTAGCGAAAGATTGGACATTTAATGAAATATCTAATCTAAAAGAAACAATAGAAAATCTCGCTAGTGATATTTATGAAGAGATTAAACTAATAGAAAGATTTGATTTAATTAGAGAAATTAGAATCAAAGAAAGTTTCGTTGGTCATGTCTTTGAAGATGCTATTAGAGAAACTGTAATGACTTCTCTAAGAGCAAAAATAGCAGATACAGTAAGAAATATGTTAAATAACGCAACAGTTAATTTTGGTGGTAATAAAAATGAAGTTTCCGAGAGAAGTGTGGTCGGGGAGTCAAATGAAGAACGCTCCTCCACTACCAAGAAGAATAGTAAGAAGTAAAGAAGAATACTTGAGTTATGTAAAGGCTCAAAATAATAGGACTAATGTTTACACTAGTGTTTATGATTTTGCCGAATTTGCAGAAAAAGCCAAGATAGATTCATCAGTTATACTTGATAGAATCTTTCTTGATTTTGATGCTCATGGTGAAAGTATCGAGAAAGCATGGAGAGATGTCAATGTTGTTATGACTTATGTTATTGAGAATGACTATCAATATACTCTTTTCTTTTCCGGTAGAGGTTTTCACCTGTTTGTTTTTGGTGAGGTTACAGATACGATTAGAAACATACAGGTTTTCTTTAGAGAAATTAAGACATACTTGATAAGTAGAGTTGGTAGTGATATAACCCTTGATGATAGGGTTGGTCAAGCAACTAGACTTAGAAGAATACCTAATACAGTAAACATGAGTTCTAGGGATGAAAATGGTAATCCATACTTTTGCATACCATTACTTAGGACTGATTTAGATAAACAAGTTCATGAAATACTTGAGTTGGCAAAGAAACCTAGAAGCATACCATTTAGAATAAGTGGCAAAAACTTGGCTGTATTTCCCGAAGCACCACCTATGCAAGCGGTAAGCGGTGAAATTTCTGTTCCTAAAACAACAGGAACTTTGCCAATGCTACCATGTTTACACAATGCTATCATGACCGAGAATCCTTCTCACATGGCTAGGGCATACCTAGTCTCATGGTATAGAGATTTACTATCCGGCTGTGCTAATGTAGAAAGTGATGCTGACAAGCAGAAAATACTTGATGCTATCATAGATGAAATAAAAACTTTAGTTGAAACAAATGAAGAAATATGGCTAGATTGGGATGAAAGAGAAACTAGAAAACATGCTAAGTTTACAGTATTTGGTAATTACAGTAGTCCTCATTGTAAGACTGTATTGATACCTAATGGGTACTGTGTCGGCAAATGTTGGAGATACCCCGAACATGCGGAGGAAGCATAATGTTAGTAATAGATAGTAGAGAAAAGAAAGGCTCTAAACTAGTAGAGTTAGTAGAAAGTGAAGCACTAAAGATGAAAGTCCCCTATGAAAAGAAGTGGATAGAAATAGGAGACTATGTTTACGATGATGTATGTTTTGAGGCTAAATCAGCACACGATTTTCTTAATTCAGTAATGAGCAAAAGAATGTGGACTCAATTAGATAATATGGATAGACACTATCAAACTAATGTTGTTATTATTTATGGTAGTATTGATGAAGGCATTACTCAATATAAAAAATACATTAGAACTGATAAAACATTTACTAATGCACAACACGCTAATTGGTCTAATAAACTTAGAAATAAGTTTCTTGGGGCTATTGGTAGAATAACACTAGATACTGATGCAAAAGCATTTTGGGTATCTAGTGAACAAGAAGCCGCTTTGATAATTACTTCAATATGTAAGATGAAACCCATCAAGCGAGAAGTTATCAAACCGGAGATATTCAAAAGAATTTCAACAGACGATTTGAGGATAGACACCCTCACAACTATAAAGGGCTTATCAGTAGACAAAGCGAATGCGCTGATAAAGCACTATGGTTCGATTATGGAAATAGGCGAACAAACAGAAAAAGAACTTCAAGAGATGGATGGTATAGGAAAAACCCTAGCCCGAAGAATCTTGAATGTATTGCATTCCGAAGAAAAGGTGAAAATATGAATGAAGATAATGATAATTATGAGACAGAACAGCAAAGACAATATGCGGAGATAATAGAAGAAGCGTCAGTAAACATGACTAGCGAATTGCCTAGACTAGTTGCTGAATTTCAAAAAGATGCTATCGCAGTTTCTTTTAAGAATGATATACCTGCGGCACTAAGTTGCTTTGTAATATTAGGGCAGATTTGTAAAGACTTTATACAAATACCAAACGGTAGAAGCACAGAAGATAGCAGGGTGCATTTTTGCCAAATACAAACCTCCGGTTCGGGTAAATCAACTCTATGGAATTTCGTAGAGCCGGTTTCCGAAAAATTGTTTACTATGATAAACGAAAGTGGGCTTCATGTAAATAATAAATACATAAACTCCGAAGGAGAAGAAGTTAGTGGCGAAGAAGGAGAATATCTTTCTAAAAAGAAATTTGATATTATGTCAGCAACAGAATATACTGATGCCGCCCTTGTTGGTGGTTTTGAAGAAAAACTAGTGGAAAGACCTCTTTTAGATAATGAAGGTCGTCCAATTAAGCAAGATGAAAATGGAACAGAAATCCGTCATGGACAAGAAGGCTATGATAATGCTCATATTAAAACAAGAAAAGAACTAGGTATGGTAAGACAAGCAGGTTTGTTAGAAGGTAGCGGATTAGCACATTGGGATGAGTTTGAATATTCCGGTGTGTTTAAACAAAGCCAAAACAAAGAACAAGCCATCGTTTATCTTAATACCTTAATGAATACCCTAGCAGGTTCTTCTTGGGTAATTAAAAAGAAACTAAAACAAGGAGATATGATGAAATGCTATTGTGAAAGGTCAATATTAGCCATGACATATCCACCGGAAAAATTAGCAAAGGTTATTGCTAACAAAGGTGTCTTACAAAGAATGATTCTATTTATTTGGGATGTTCCCGAACACACTCTACATCAAATGAGAAAAGAACAAATAAGCCAAGCAGGTAGAATTGATGATGCTAAACAACCAGTTGATGTTCACGCAGAAAGATTGTTCAAAGTCTATCAAGCAGTTAGAGATAGATTCCACGAAGTTGATAAAAACGCATTGAACACTATGGTTTACACTCCGGACTTCAATGACAGATTATACTATGAATATGAAGTCATGCGTAAATTCATTAGCGACACACATCCCGAAGTTAGAAAGATTGTATCTACTTTTCAAACTAGATTGCTCAAGATACTAATTAAAATGGCTGTATTGTGTTCTGTTGCTGAAGCCCTTAGTATTAAGGATAAATCTAAAAGGTTTAGGGTTACGAGCAAGAATGTTGAAGCGGCAGGTGTTATCGTGCAACAATGTTATAAAACATTGGTAGCATGGTTAGAGCAAAGCCTAAAGCGCACTAGGAGGAAAAAGGTCACGGAAAAGGATTCAATATTCTTCAAAGCCGCTAAAGAAGTAAAGAAAGATGAAGAAGGATTCTTTGCTAAAAACGACTTAATGAAGAAACTAGAAGAAGCCGGTGTGACTTATTCGACTAGATATAGAATGTTCGGTGATTATGAAAACGACAAGTTCATCAAAAGAAAAACAGGAAGAACCGTTTACTTGAAATTAAAGGAGGAAAAGAAATGAAATACGAAAATACATATGTTGTGTTTGATGTGACAAAGGGGCCAAAAGTAATAATAGAAACATTAGATACTTATGGCGATGAAGGTTGGGAATGTTGTTCCATGCTAAGTATAGCAGGAACCAACATTGTCGCTTTCTTGAAAAGAAGAATTGGCGCAGACGAACCAACAGTAGATGAAGAAAGTGAGAAGATTAGCAAACTTTGGTCTAGTGATTGAGCATGTCAGTATTAGCGTTAGATATTGAAACAAAAAATATGTCGCATGAAATAGGCGGCTTTGGTAATACCCATATGTTTCAAGTCTCTACCGTTGCTACTTGGGATGGAAATACAGGAACAGTCTATGTAGATGAACCTGTAGATTCATTCGCTAAGTCCGGTCATGTTGTTAAAGGATTAAGTGAACTAAAGTATGATTTAGACGACCATCTATCTAAAGGTGGTAAAGTCTTAGGTCACAACATAGCAGTATTCGACCTACCTATACTTAGAGACTCTATGGATATATATTGTATTCATAAATATCTAAATGAAAAAAACTATATTGACACTAGTAAAATATTACTAAAAGAACATGGTGAAAGATTTCAATTAAAGAATCTTGTAAAATGCACTATGGATGATTTCAAACTTATGGATAGTGC